TACCGATCTGGTTTATTACATGATGACGAATCAAAGAGGCGGTGCTGGGGCGTTGCTTGGCATGACCTCTGACGACCCAATTTTGATTGATAAGCCTGGTTTGATTAGCACGTCTCGTTTCTTAGAAACACAAAAATTGTTCTTTAACGGACCAATCGTTGAACGAACCAACTTGCGTCAATTTATTGCAAGTGTTGCACCGTTTTTCCTATGTAATTTTGTCATTACTGACGGAAAATTTTCGTTAAAGCCTGCTCTGCCAACACATGACAGCGGCAGCTTTGATACTGGGCCAGTAGCAATTAAACAGATATTTACTGCAGGCAACATTCTTGAAGACACACTGCAGATTGAATATCTAAGTGCTGAAGAGCGTAGGCCCTTTAAAGCGGTTGTCCGTTACCGAGAGGAAAGAAAAAACAAGTTGCCGCAAGAGCGGACAGTCATAGTTCGGAACAAAAAGAACAAAGAGTATTTGGATAAAAGTTTAGAGCTTTTGCCTCATGAAAGTTTTGACCTGACGCAGTTCTGTACGTCAAAAGATCATGCCGTACAGGTTGGCAAGTATTTCCTGGCATTGCGGCGTTTGGTTACGCATACGATTAGTTTTTCAACAACAGTTGATGGTTTAGATATTCAGGCTGGTTCGTATATTCGGGTCATTACTGAATCAAGCCCGTATAGCAGCGCAAATACTGGAACGGTTAGCTCAACGGGTGTAGTGACAAGCGTGACTGAGCTTGTTGACCGGATGTACGACGTTGATTACTACAAGGGTGGAGAAGACGATGTACAGACAGGCAAGATGGAAATTGTCAACGGCACAGTGTCGGCAACTGAGTTTCACGGTGCTGTCTTCAGCGTCAGAGACACTACTGTTTCTAAAAACGTGTACGTCATTGAACAACTGACGTTCTCGCAAGAAGGCACGGTAGATATTGTTGCTTCAGAGCATCCCTGCGATGATGACCGTAAGAGCTTATTAGTTGCTGCCATGCTGAATGCTGACGAGGTTTCAATCGAGTAATGGCTTTCCCTTCGCTTATTCCAACCAGTCGCGCTTTTGACCCTGGAGACTATCCAGTCAGAACGTTTAAGTCGCAAAACGGCGCTGAGACACGGATTCTGTATGGCAGCGAGCGCACCAACGTAAAACTGCAGTTGTCTTACGCCAATATTGGCGACGCTTCAGCAGAGTTGTTCCTTGATCACTTTGACGAAACAAAAGGCACCTTCAGCACTTTTAATCTGCCTGCTGGGTCTTTAGGAGGTTGGAGCGCAAACACTGATGCCTTGCGCTCAGAACCGTCAACAGTTCCAACTGTGACACTTGTTGTGACAGTTGCGGCGTCCGGTGGTGGCAATAGGTATCGCATAAATGGATCTTCAACAGACAACGAAACACTGACGCTGACTGAAGGCACTGTTTATTTGTTTGACCAATCAGACTCGTCAAATGGCGCAGGTGGCGGTCACCCATTACGTCTTAGTACGACAAACAATGGCACTTGGGGCGGTGGCGCTGAGTACACAACAGGCGTGACAACCTTTGGGACTCCTGGCAGCTCCGGAGCGTACACACGAATTAAAGTCGCTAAGGACGCTCCAACCTTGTATTACTACTGCGTAAACCACAGCGGTATGGGCGGTCAGATCAACACTCCTGCAGGCACTGTTTCATCTGAATCAGGGACACCAGCAAAGTACAGGTACGAAAGCGCACCACAATTAACGCAGGTGCGGCCTGGGGTTAGCACTGTTACAGTAAATTTAATTGGCGTCATTGACGCAACTGACCCCGACTGATGGCAAAGGTCTATACCGGCAGAGATGGCGTCTTGCAAGTCGCTGGTACGACCGTTGCCAAAGTGTCGAGCTTCTCGGTGCAGGCAAATCTTGAGACGTTAGAAACCACAACGCTTAGTGAGAATATTCGCAGTTACGTCCCAGGTGTCGTCGGCTATACGGGCAGTTGCAGCTTGCTTTATTACAAAGAAGACAACGGTTCAATCAATACAACAAGCTTATTAAGCGCACTGGTCAAGACTGGTTCGGCCGGTGTTACCAGCAGCGACACCGTTGACCTGACATTTCGTTGGGTGGATGGTGCGGACATCAACGACATCAAGATCAACGCTTACGTTTCAAGTGCCACGATGGGCGCTGCGACTGCTGATCTGGTGCGTGCTGAGATCTCGTTTATTGGAACGGGAGAGTTGCTAGCCGCCACGATCTCATGAGTGTTTACCTTGGTACGTTTGGCAAAGTTGAGCTGCAGCGTCAATTTGATGGCGGCGAGCTTGTTTCAACAATTAAGGCCGCTAGTATCAATGTTGCGGCAAAACGTTTTAGTTTTAATTTCGAGCAGGGTCAGCTAATTACTGGCGATCAAATTCGCATTAAAAGCACTAATGGAAGCAACCTTGATTTTATAAATGGTTACACAAGCCCGAGCGTAAAGAAGTTTATTTATGTTGACGAGCTAGGCGGTATAAGGCTTTACGACACTTTTGCTCATGCTGTAAACGGTGGAACTGCCAACGCAATTACCTTGGCAGCACCAAGCAATCCGCTTCCTGTAAGCGTCATTGTTGAGAATACTGTTCCGCGTCTTCTTGCTCAAGTTAATAGCTTTGAGCTTAATACTGAGCGCGAGACTGTTGACACAACAACTCTTTCAGATGAGTTTCGCAGTCGAATTAGCACGTTGGTGTCTGGTTCTGGCAGGATGTCTTGTTTCTGGGAGTACACCGGGGACACTGTAAATGAGATACCAAATTATCTTTTACAGCTTGTTTTGCGGACTAAGGTTGGCAGTCAGTTTCATGCCAGGTTTTACATTAAACCCAAGGACTACAACCCCAGCGGTGTTGCATCTAGGGATGACGATGAGCTTTGGTACGATTTTAACGGAGTTATAACAGCTTGTGCTGTGCAGTTTGCTCCAGACAATACTGTGCAAATCACGGCAGATTTCATTACGACAGGAGCGGTTCAGCTCAAGATGAACCTTGAAGTTCCTGACAAGATTAGACAGGAAGATGGTAGTGACATGCTTTTGGAACAGGATCAAGCAGCTAAGCTGGGCAAGAGCAGTGACACTTAACGCGAGAGCCCATGGCTGACTTAAAAATTAGCGATCTTCCGGCTCTCCCCGGCGCTGACTTGGTTGCAGGTGACTTACTTGTTGCCGTCAACAATTCTGAAACTAAAAAGCTTACGGTTGCTGACCTGGTTGCCAATGGCGTCACGCTAATTTCTGACGCCACAATCCCAGGCGCAAAGATCTTGTTTGCTGATGGCGGTATTGCCACAGCCAAGGTTGCTGATGCTGCGATAACTACAGCCAAGGTTGCTGATGACGGAATTACAGCAGCAAAGCTTGCAAACGAATCCACTGTTGACCTAGTTACAACGCTGCCTGGATCTGGGGCGTTTACAGGTCAGCTTGCGTTAGATACGGACGACAACAATCTGTATTGCTGGAACGGATCTGCGTGGCTCAGCCTTAAGGCTGCTGGTTCTATCAACGCTGTCACTGGCAGCACGGTTGGCCTGGTTGACATTGTTGTCACAACGACTGGTTCAAGCGTTGCTATTGCTGCAACTCAAAACGACACTGATGCAGCGAACAAGTTTTTAGCAGGTCCGACCAGTGCTGGTGGCACGGTTGCCTACAGAGTCATTGATGGCAGTGACATTCCTGTTGCAACGACAAACGCTAAAGGCGGTGTGATTGTCAATGGTGAAGGACTCCGCATGGACTCCAACACGATTGAAGTCGATAACGATGTAACAGCTAGCGCCACACATCATGTGGTGACCTATAGCGCCAAAGGTTTAATTACTGGCGGTCGTGCGATTACATCAGCGGATATTCCGGCTGCCACGAGTAACGCAAAAGGTGGTGTTATCCCTGGAACGGGACTTGCTGTTGATAGCAGCGGCAATCTGAATCACAGCAACTCTGTGACTCCTGGGACTTACACCAAAGTCACAGTTGACGCCCAGGGCCATGTCGGTACCGGCGCTACTTTGGCCGCTAGCGATATTCCAGACCTATCAGCCGCAAAGCTGACAAGTGGAACTATCGGCAGTGCATTAATTGCATCTGATGCAGTTACAGCAGCAAAACTTGCAGACCAATCTGTTACTAAATTTGGTGGCGCGGGTGCAACCGATAACGTCGTTACCTTCCCGGCTGGTGACTACAAAGGTCAGTTCTTCTTTGATGAGAAAAACGAAGATCTCTACGTCTTTACTGGGGAGTCTTTCCTACCGATCACAGTTATTAGCGGCAACCTTGTTAACGCTGGAACGTATAACGCGAACACAAACTTAGTTGCATCAGTCACAACTGCTGGGTCTGCCGCTGGCTTTACGGCAGGGGGTGCCTTGCCAAATCCCGCCACGGGAAATTTAAATTATTACGTGGTCGTGAGCGATTCGGGCACCGGCTCCGGAAACGCCCCTGCTGTGAGTTTGGCGCCGCCAGACATGTTGATCTCACTTGGTAGTGGTTCAACGTTCCAGCTAATTGATGTTTCCAACGCTATCGCTGGCCAAACTGCATCCAATATTTCAGTTGTTGCAACTGGAACGATTAGCAGCACAAACGTGCAGGCTGCACTGCAAGAACTTGATACTGAAAAGTTAGGCGCTGCCAGCCCAACATTTACTGGCACGGTATTGCTGGGCCAAAACGCTGTATTGGCGTTTGAAGGTTCTGCTGATGATGGCCATGAACTGACGATCACTTGCACCAACCCAACGGCTGATCGCACAATTGTTTTCCCGAATGTCAGCGGCAACGTCGTAACGACAGGTGATACGGGAACAGTTACCAGCGCAATGATCGCTGATGCCACGATCGTCAACGCTGACGTTAGTGCATCTGCTGAGATTGCAGTTAGCAAGCTTGCAAACGGCACAGCACGACAATTGCTGCAAACCGACTCTGGTGGCAGCGGCGTTGAGTTTACAAGTGATGTTGATGTCCCTGGAACGCTGGACGTTACGGGTGTTGCAACGTTCGACAGCACATCAACCTTTGTTGGTAACGCTACGTTCAATGGCAGCTTGATCTTTGAGGGTGCAACGCCTGACGCACATGAGCTGACGTTAAGTGTTGCTGATCCAGCGGCTGACGTTACGGTCACAATCCCAGCTTCTACTACGACCTTGGCTGGCCTTGCTGTTACTCAGAGCTTTACGAAAGCACAGCGTGGAACGCCTGTTGCATTGACCGATGGGGCAACGATTGCTGTTGACATGAGCCTTGGTAATAACTTCAGCGTGACTCTTGGCGGTAACAGAACACTTGGCGACCCAACCAACGTCACCGCTGGTCAGTCTGGTGTGATTGTGGTTACGCAGGATGGAACGGGTAGCAGGACTCTTGCTTATGGCGGGACAAAGTATAAGTTTGCTGCTGGTACGGCACCAACGTTGACGACAACGGCTGCTGCTGTTGATGTATTGGCTTATTATTGCGAGAGCGCAACGCGCATCACGGTAACCTCGCTGCTAAACGTTTCATGAGTATTCCTGGTGCCGCAAGTCCGCTGTTTCTAGCAACGACGGCTGGTGGAGCGGCAGAAGCTTTTGAAATTTCAAGGTCGTTGAGATTTAACAGCGCAGATAGTGCAAACTTAAGTAGAACACCAAGTTCTGCATCTAATCGTAAAACTTGGACTTGGAGCGGGTGGGTCAAAAGAAGTCAATTAGGCGTTACGCAAGGCCGCCTTTTTGGCGGGGGAACTTCTGATTATTTTGATCTTTACTTCCCAAGCGGGGATGAATTAAGGGTTCTATGGACTGGCAATAGTCTTACCACTACAACGGCAGTATTCAGAGATCCATCAGCGTGGTATCACATTGTTTTAGCTGTAGACACTACACAATCTACCGCTAACGATCGAATTAAAATGTATGTTAACGGGGCTTTACAGGATCGAGCCTCAACAAATCCTAGTCAAAACTATGATACTGCTGTCAATAATAATGTAGAGCATCATATAGGAAGATATGCAGGGAGTGGTGGTTCAAGTTATTTCAACGGCTACCTAGCCGAAGTAAACTTCATTGACGGCCAAGCCCTTGCCGCGTCTGACTTTGGCGAGTATGACGCTAACGGGGTCTGGCAAGCTAAGGAATTTGCAGGTAGTTACACCCTTCCTGCTTCTGGTGTTGTCTACAGTTCTTATGTAACAGGAACACCTTATTCAAGTCTTTACACTGCTGATCAAGCCTTTGATGGCAATGCTGATACAAATAATATGTCGCTGGCAGTAGCTGGTGGGACAATGACATTTACGGCACCTACTGCAATTCCCGTAACTTCTAGTTTGCGAATTTGGGGAGCCCATGCTGGATCAGGTGGCGACTTAACAATTAATGGCAGTAGCGTTGGTTCTCAAATAGCAAATACATATCAATGGAATACGATTACTGGCGTTTCAAGTATTTCGTCTATTGCTTGGAGTAGCCAAAACGGAAACAGTGCTTTTCTTGTTGGAGCAATTGAAGTCGATGGAACTATCTTAGTTGATGGAACACCAGCCCAAGGTACTAATTCTTTTCGCCTGCCGTTTACTGATAACAGCAGCAATCAAGCCCTTGGATACGATGGTACGGCAACTACTCCAACGCTAAATCCCAAAGGCGGGATGGACGTGGTGACTTATACAGGCAATTCATCAGCTAGAGATATTGGAGGTCTTCTCTTCGCTCCTGATCTTGTTATTATAAAAGCACGAAATGCTGCGTACAATCATTATTGGGTAGACAGTGTAAGGGGCACAAACAAGAATCTATATTCTAATTCAACTGAAGCAACGCAAACTGCAGATCGTCTTAGCAGTTTTAATTCCGATGGTTTTGGTCTCACCAATCATACCGGTGTTAACAATAATGGTACTAATTACGTTGCATGGGCCTGGAAGGCCGGTGGCGCTGCAGTATCAAACACTGACGGTTCCGGCCTTACTAATGTTCAAGTTAGTGCAAATACTTCCTATGGGTTTTCTATTGTCACCTATACGGGCGGCGGAAGCGGAACTGCAAACTCAGATTCTGGAGACTCCTTTGGGCACGGCCTGAGTTCCGCCCCCAAACTTGTCATTTGTAAACGTCGTAATAGCGCAAATGGCTGGCCCGTCTACCACGCGTCAACAGCATTAGGAGCCTTATCACTTAATGGGACAAACGCATTAGACACTGGTAGTTATTTGTTTGCTAAAAAACATACAAGTTCTTCAGTTGTTTATCTAGGAAATAACCCAGAAATCAATGCGACTGGCTCTACTTACGTGGCATATTGCTGGTCTGAAGTTGCCGGATTTTCTAAGTTTGGATCGTTTACGTCGGCAACAGGTGGTACGACTGTAAATTGTGGATTCAAGCCTAGATATATTTTATTTAAATCAACAGGTACCGGAAGTTGGGCAATCCACGATGCAGCAAGAAATGGTTTTGGCAGCTACTTATTGGCAGACACAAGCGGTGCAGAAGGTAATAACAGTGATTTTACTGTTACTGACACAGGCTTTACGTTTGATAACAACTCAAACGGAACAACATTTATCTACGCAGTTTTTGCAGACCGGCCAGGAAACAACTGGACGCCAAACAATTTAAGTGCTGCCAGCGGAGTACCGTATAGCAGTTATTTGTATCAAAGCGGCTCTACATACGACAACACAACTACCACGCAAGCACCTTGGTACGGCTCTTCAGTCGCTGCTAATGCGTTTGATGGTAGTACATCTAGCATTGTTTATTCTTCGGCTGGAGGTGGTTGGTTATACCTAAAACTCCCAACTGGGATTACTGGTGTTAATACAGTTGAAATTTATGGGGGCAGTGAAGGAAATAGCGAATATAGAATTAACGGAACTGCATATACGCCTACAAGTTATTCCAACTGGGGCACGATTACTCTTAGTAACGCAACTGTTACTGAGATTGCTGTTAGAGGTGGTTCTCCAAGTTCCGCTTATAGCGGACGTATCCATGCCATTAAGATCAATGGCAGTATGTTGATTGATGGTGAAGCGGGAGACATCGACTCCCTAGTTGACACCCCAAGCAACGCGGCAGATCCTACAGATTCTGGAATCGGTGGAGAAATTGTAGGCAATTATGCGACGTTAAATCCACTAGACAATAACGGATTAACGCTATCTAATGGCAACCTTGACGCTTCTAGAGCTACAAATAGTTGGGCAACTTGTAAAGCTACTTTCGGCCTATCAAGTGATAAATGGTATTTTGAATATACGGTTAACTCTGGTGCGAGTAATCAAATTATTGGCGTTTTTAAAACAGAGGATACACCACCTGCTGTCGGCGGCTATGGCTACATGACTTATTCCGCGTCAGGCTGGGGCTATCAACTTGACGGAAATAAAGCAAACAGCAATAGTTTTACGGCTACTGGCACTACCGCTGGAGTAGGTGACAACATTATGGTTGCAGTAGACGTGGGTGCTGGAAAAATTTGGTTTGGTGTTAATGGCACTTGGCTAAATAGTGGTGACCCAGCAAATGGAAATAACGCAGCTTTTACCAATCTAAGTGGATCAATGAGCCCTGCTGTATGTCTATACGGCACTCAAAGCGGCTCAATAAACTTTGGGCAGAGAAGTTGGGTCTATAGCGCACCAAGCGGCTACAAGGCTATAAACACCGCTTCGTTACCGACCCCAACGATTGCGGATGGCAGTAAGTATTTTGATACGAAGTTATATACCGGTAACGATGGCACTCAAACCATCAGTGGTTTTTCTTTTGCCCCAGGTTGGGTTTGGATAAAGTCAAGAAGTAGCGGTGCAGCTCATTGTTCTGCAGACATTGTAGTTGGTGCTAACAAACATTTACTGCCTAACGAAACAGTGGCAGAAGCCACAGGGCTTGTTCCTGCATTTACTTCGGATGGCTTTACGGTTAATAACTTGCGAAATGGAGCAGACAATGGAACGACTAATGACAATAATCTTAGTTATGTAAGTTGGGTGTGGGACGGAGGAACATCGACGGTAACTAACAACGACGGCAGCATTGCTTCACAAGTAAGAGCCAACCCAAGTGCTGGGTTTAGTATTTGCACTTATACCGGAAATGGTTCTGGTGGAGCAAGTATCGGGCACGGATTAAACGCTGGCGTTGAGTTTTTAATTGTTAAAGACCGCAGTGCGGCTGCAAGCTGGCACTGTCAGCATTCTGCTATTGGCAACACAAGCGCAATATTCTTAAACAGCACTTCCGCTGCTGTATCGAATGGTGCTTACTGGAACAATACGTCTCCAACTTCGTCAGTATTTACCGTTGGTACGGCTGATGGAATGAACGGGAACGGTAATACTTACGTGGCCTATTGCTTCGCCCCCGTAAATTCATATTCAGCCATGGGTTCGTACACCGGGAATGGATCTTCAGATGGCCCGTTCATACATACCGGGTTTAAAGTTGCATGGCTTTTAACGAAAAGGACTGATGGTGGCAGCAATAACTGGCAACTTATTGATTCAGCAAGAAGTTCATTTAATGTGGCTGATGATATTTTAAAGCCAGACGAATCTGCAGTAGAAAGCAGTCATGCTGATTACTCGGTTGATTTCTTAAGTAACGGTTTTAAACACAGAACAGGTCACGTAGCAAGAAACGGTAATGGCAATACGTATATATATGTCGCATTTGCTTCTAATCCGTTCCAGGCTAATGGCGGGCTTGCTCGTTAAACTTCGTTCATCACCTGCATCCTCATGGGCTATCAAATCGGCAGTCGTGCGTTACCCCTGGATATTCCGTGGGAGTACAACGATGTTCAATACCCAGCTAACTGGTTACGCCTAAGCAGCTCACAAGATCGTGCTTTGCTTGGCATTAGCTGGAGTGCTGATGGCGCAGCCGCTCAGGGCTGGGATCAAAGATTTTTTTGGGGCGTTGGCAACCCAAAGCAGCTTGATGACAAGACAGAAACTGTTGATGGCGTTGAAGTCAAAACCACAGGTCTGAAGACACAGTGGAAAGCAACGCAAGATCAGATCGCATCATCGTTGCTTGCTCCATCTGATTGGCGCGTTGTCAAAGAGTTAGAAGTCAACAGCAGTTTTGCTGCTGCTAAGACTGCATTCCCAACTGCGTGGCAAACGTATCGAGCTGCTGTTCGTACGTCATGCAATAAGCGTCAAGCTGAAATCGACGCTTGCAAGACTGTCGAAGAATTAAAAGAGCTGTTGTTTGGACCGCCAACAATTGAGCAACAAAAGACTGATGCTGACGGCAAAGGCATCACTGAAGCCGTAACTTATCAAGATCAAAAAGTAGATGAGGAGGGTGAAGGTGTTATTGGTGAAGACGATAAACCCGTAATGGAAGAAATTACTAAAGAGCAGCCTGTCATGGAGGTAGTGACAAACCCTGCTATTGCTACAGCTTGGCCTGCGGATCCCGAATGACGTTTATCTTTGGTGCGCTAGCAGGGGCTGTGTTAACAACCCTTTTCCTAGCGTTTGATTCAGACGATGACCTTTACGAGGATGAACGACGTGACTACTAAGCCCGATCCAATGATGTCCGCTTCTTACGGAGCCACTGACATTGAGGCCCAAAATAATAGAAATACATGGATGACCATGCTTTACATGCTGGAAGGTCGGGACAAGGCTGACCATCCAAAGCGTGGTCTTTACACGGGCCTAAACCGTAAGCACTCGGTTTGGCCTGGTAGTGACGAGAATTAAGAAACAGATTGTTAATTGTCCATTGACTAGGCCAGCTAATCTGGCTCAAGAAAACTCAACCCCTTCTACAAATGATCAAAGCATTCGCAGTGGCTGTTTCTGGTGTTCTCGCTGGTTCAGCTGCCTGGGCAGGCCCTTATGTGAACGTGGAGAATAACGCTGGTTATTCAGGCGGCGACTATTTAGGCGCAACAACCGATGTTCACGTTGGTTTTGAAG